CCTGGATGCTCACGACGACATCATCTATGTGGCTGATGCCGCCAATCTCAGCCAACCCAATCTACCGCAGGGCATATTTGGATTGATAACCATCAACGGTGAACGCATAGCCTATCGCAATCGTGACACTGCAGCCAACACTGTGAGCGGACTCCGCAGAGGCACTGCAGGCACAGGTGCCGCGGATCATGCAGCAGGATCTGCGGTATATGACATAGGATCGGGCAATATCCTGCCCGCAGAATATCAGGATCGGGTGATAGCGGACAACTTCCTGGGCGATGGTTCTACCACGGTGTTCACTGCAACCAGTATCGATCTTGGCTTGTTGGCACCGGCTGACGTTGATCTGGCAGTGCAGGTGTATGTGGGCGGTATTTTACAAAGTGGTGGATATACCATCACAGCAGATGATCCGGTCTCGGTGACCTTTGCTACAGCACCCACAGCAGGATATCAGGTCAGCATACGTGTACGCCAGGGCCTGAGTTGGTATGAACCCGGTATCAACACAGCCAGCAACGGTGTGGCCTTGCAAGAGACTGATACACTGGCCGCAAGGTTCATCAGGGGTAATTGATCAAGATAAATAATCCATGCCAGAAAATCAAGACAAAATGCCAAATATTCCAACCAGCCAAAACCCGCAACGTTCAGTGCCTGCCCGACCCAACGAAACTTCGGGACTGAACATCGACGAACATGTGCGTATATTCGATCCCAATTCTCAGCAGATATTCCTGGAGAAAAGAGCATAATAATGCCTTGCATATACGAAACGGTTAATTTACATAATAAATCTCAAAATATATTTCCATGGAGATATATTGGTAGTGATCAACATGATCGTGCCAAATATTTCGGCAGTAATAAAGCATTGGAAAAAGACATTGAAAACCTAGGAGAAGATTGTTTTGTAAAGACTGTGATTAGACATTTTGACAAAATTGATAATAAAAATTTACGATGTCTTGAATCTCAATATTTAAAAAACATAGATGCTAGAACCGATCCTACATACTATAACAAAAATAATAATTATGCTCCGGGATGTGGAGTAAAGGGAATGAAACATCATCAGAAAAAGATTGTTTCGGATGCATGGAAACAAAGCCGTCGAGGATGGTGTCCTAGCCAAGAAACAAGATGTTTGTGGTCACAGCAACGAATTGGCAAATCGCCTGGTAAAGAAACAAGGAAAATATGGGCCAAACAACGCAGTGGTGCAGGAAATCCTAATGCACTAGAATGGACGTTGACCTCTCCTGATGGTCACACATTTAAAGTTACAGGTCTCCGAAATTATTGTAAAGAACACAATCTATCTTATGAACAACTTCGCAATAACCGCGGCGGTTGGAAAACAATTAAACATGGACAGGGTAAAGGCGGGAGGAAAGCGTGGATTTAGGCGATTTTTTAATTACTGGACATGTAAAAATAACAGATCCAGCATCGGGCGAAGTCTATGTAGACAAAATGAATCAGATTCATTACGAAAACATGAGTATAGCCCTGGCCCAGAGCCTGGCCGAGTATTTCGTGGCCGGGCAACAGGTGGGTTATATTTACGCCATGGCCTTTGGCAACGGTGGATCAGCGGTGGATCCCACTGGCGTGATCACTTATCTGCCGCCCAATGTCACTGGTCAAAACGCAGATCTCTACAATCAAACCTATCTTAAAGTTGTTAACCAGAATTCCGCTGCCAACACAGATCCCACCCGCAACAATCTCACAGTGTTGCATACCGCGGGCAAAGTGTACACGGATATCTTGGTCACGTGCTTGCTGGACTACGGTGAACCCGCAGGACAGCAGGCCTTTGATAATTCTACCAATTTCAATGGTGAGTTTGTGTTTGACGAACTGGGACTCAAGGCCTGGGAAGGAGCCAGTGATGATCTCATGCTGATTACCCATGTGATTTTCCACCCGGTTCAAAAAAGTCTTAACCGGCAGATCCAGATAGATTACACGGTCAGGATACAGACCTTGACTAATTTGAGCACGACATAAATATGGGTATAAAATTCGCCCATAAATACACACAGGACATGGAGTAACGCAAATGGCATATACCATAAATTTAACCGACGGTACCATATTCGCCACAGTGGCAGATGGCACCATCAATACCGCGTCAAGCATGACGCTGGTGGGCAAGAACTATGCCGGCTACGGCGAATTCTTGGATGAGAACTTTATCCATCTCTTGGAAAATGGTTCAAACACCACGGCACCGGGTGCTCCTCTCACAGGTCAGCTCTGGTGGGACAAAACCAACAACGTGATGAAGGTCTACAACGGCACCACTTTCAAGGTTATTTCCGCTGCCACTGCCAGTTCCAGTGCTCCGACCAGCAACGTGGCCGGTGATCTTTGGTTTGATACTACCAATCAACAGTTGAAAGTCTACAACGGATCAGCATTCATCCTTGTGGGTCCAGCTTCAACATCAGGACAAGGCACATCAGGTGCCATTGTCACCACAGTACAAGACACTTCCTTGGTAGACCATGTGATAGTGCAGCTTTATGTGAACAACGTGATCGTGGCCATCGTCAGCAAAGACGCGACATTTACTCCAGGTGGTGCTGGTGTCACAGGCTTTGCCACCATCGGTCCTGGCATACAACTCAGTAGTTCAGTGTCAGGTGCGGTATTTGGTGGCACAGCCACTGATGCTGACGCACTTGACGGTTTGGCCAGCACACAGTTCCTACGCAGCGACGCCAATGATACCACGTCAGGTACTCTAGGCGTGCTTAACGACACCGGACTCACAGTGGGTGCGGATCAAGACGCCAAGATTTCAGTGACCACAGCCACATCAGCGGTTACCATAGCCAATCAAACCTCAAACGCTAATTTAGTCTTCCAGGTCAATGTGGCAGGCACCCCCACCACGGCCATGACCATATTTGGTGCCAACGGTGTGATCAGCGGCACCCAGATCAATGCCAACTATGCTGACGTGGCAGAACGTTTCGCCGCAGATCAAATATATGTTCCTGGCACAGTGGTAGAACTAGGTGGTGTGGCAGAAATCACCAGATCCGTAGAAGAATTAAGTGAAAACGTGTTTGGGGTGATAAGTACTCGTGCAGCATACTTGATGAATTCCGGAGCTGGCACAGACGAAACACATCCTCCCATCGCAATGACGGGACGTGTTCCGGTCCGAGTCACAGGTATGATACGCAAAGGAGATCGCTTGGTTTCCGCGGGCAATGGCCTGGCACGTGCAGCACAGACAGGTGAAGCCACAGCATTCAATGTGATCGGTCGTGCTCTCGAAAGTCGCACAGACACAGGCGAAGGCACAGTGGAAGCCATAGTCACAATCAACTAGGACATCGAACATGACGTACACAGCGGGCGGATTAATACAAGCAGCAGACTACAATGGGTTTGCCAACGACTCAGCCAACAACGTTGGCAATATTTGGTCAACAGGCAGCACAGACAAAGGCTACGGCCAGACTGCCATCTCAAACGTGTCTGTGGCAGGCACTGTGACAGCCACGCAATGGGCTACCTTGGTAAACAATCTAGCCAATCTCGGCAGCCATCAAGGCACTGCTATCACTGCACGCACAGCACCTGTGGCCGGCAACACCATCACCATCCTCAATGCCGTGGCCACAGATATCAACACGCTCACCGGCTCTCGAGGCAATGCCGCGGCATCGGGCACTGAATATGGCATTTTTACTGGAACCACTTCCAAGACCACGGTCACTGGATCTGGTCAGGCAGCCTGGACCATTACATTCACCCACACCGTGACCTTTGCATCAGCGGATGCCTTGAGATATTTTTTCAACGCCGGAGGCATAGTACGAATCAAATATGGCAAGAGTTCTACAGGTACTGATCATGATCCAGACTGGAATACCTTGGCCGGACAAGTAGGCACCATCAATCTCACAGGTCGCGTGAATGCCACCACCAATACCATCGCAGGCCAGGCCTACACAGGCACTACACGACTCAGCGGCAGTGGCGGCACACAGACCACATTGGCCACTACCACGGGATGGTACAATCTCACTGGCTCACCCACTACCATATTCCAACTCAATAACGCCTCATCGCCATACACACCGGAATTTATACGTACAACCGCCACAGCCACGTCAAGCACAGTGTTGACTTTGATCACCACTTGGGTAGACGACGGCACGTCTGGTGCAGGTACCACGGCCGACATCTCGGGTGGTACAGCAACTACCAGCCCTTCGACCACGATCACAGGCACAGCACCCACCACTTTGGTCACCTATCTTCCGCCCAGCACCACATATCTTTCGGCTGCTTGGGGCACACCAACCATCGCAGCTTCGGTGGCATAAATTCCGTCACTGACTAGTATCACCAAAAGGGCCCTGGGGCCCTTTACCTTATCCGCATCATCCTATATAATATCGCTATGGATACTGAACAATTGATCACCCACGGGCGTGCCCGTTTTGAACATTCCGCAGCTCGACGACTGCTCCGAGAAAAATATCAAGCCAAATTGACATTTGCCCATGCCGGAGGTATGTGGAGAGCCGGACCAGAACTGATCACTGTACTGCAGGCCTGCCCTGAAGAATCAGCAGTAATTGCCGATCTCTACGATATTCCTATCAAGATACAAGTATCTGATCTATTGATGTTGGTTCAACAACGCTGGCAAGAACAAATGACAGCCTGGCTGATAGAACACGATCAACTGTCTAAAAATAGATGACCCGGGGTGCGTTGATATTCGCCTTTGACAATGATCACATAGATTATGTGGCCATGGCAGCATGGTCTGCTGCTAACATACGGCGGCATCTTGACATACCAGTGGCAGTGATCACTGACCGTGAAGACGTCAATGGATTTGATCACATAATACACTGCGATCGAGGCGGTGAGAATCATCGCTGGTTCGGTGACTTTGGAACACAGATGCCATGGCATAACCGCACTAGGACAGATGCCTATGCATTAAGTCCATGGGATCAAACATTGTTGTTAGATGCAGATTACGTGGTGGCATCTGATCAGTTACGTTGTGTGCTAGATTCTCCACAGGATTTCCTTGCACATAGATGGGCCAGTGACGCTACTGGCAAAAATGATTTTTCCGGATTAAACTATTTTGGTGACAACCGCATGCCCATGTGGTGGGCCACAGTGATCATGTTTCGTAAATGCCAGCACGCAGAATTGATTTTTGATACCATGGTCATGGTGCGTGATCATTGGACACACTATAGGAATCTTTACAAAAACAACAGTGCGAGTTATCGTAACGATCACGCCCTTAGCATCGCATTGGGAGTGGTCAATGGTCACTCTCTGGATCATGCCG